CTATGGGATAGCGAAGGCTACCCAGTTGTGTCAAAAGGTGGTGTTTATCGTCAGGTTGTTTTAGCAGATGGTTTTGGTAACTTTTCAGCTACAGCAGATATTGTAGCAGCGTCACCTAATACGGCTTATTCTATAGCGTTTACTGCGTCTACTGCTGATGGCGGCATATCAATCAATGCTTCTGATAACACTAGGATCGACTTTGCAGAGGCAGGCGTTTATAGCTTGTCTGGGCATTTACAGCTTAAATCAACCAGCGCATCAACAAAGACTTTGTACTGGTGGGTGGCGGTTAATGGTGCCAATACAAATCATTCTGAACGTATGAGCCTGCACAACAACAACGGCTTGCACATACTAGGCGTTAGCGACCAGTTAAACTTAGCGGCTGGTGATTACATTAACGTAAAGTGGGCAACAGATGATGTGGCTTTATTCTTAGATGGTAGTGCAGCAACAGCCTTTGCACCAGCGTCAGAGCCTATTAATCTAAGCATCACCAGAAGCAGACAATGACCGAACTAGAACGTTGCAGGGTATGGATAGAAGCGGCTTTAGAGTACAGTGGTGGCACTCACGTTTATGAAGATGTTGTCACTGCGATAGTGGAAGGTAAGATGCAACTATGGCCTGCTGAGAAATCATGCTGGGTGACAGAAATTACAGTATACCCACGCAAGAAAGTGCTACATGTGTTTCTGGCTGGTGGTGATTTAGATGAAATTATGGGGATGCACGATTCAGTGGTACAATGGGCTATAGATCAAGGCTGTGAAGGCATGACTTTGACAGGCCGAAAAGGTTGGGTTAAAGCATTACAGAACAATGGCTGGAAACCACAACAGCTAATATTATTAGAAAAGAGGTTTTAGGTATGTCAAAAGGCGGCACAACTTCAGGCAGCACAGAAATTCCAGCATGGTTGGAAAATGCTGCTATTGAGAATATTAACAAAGCGCGTGACGTATCCCAGATTGGCTATGTGCCTTACTACGGGCCTGATGTCGCAGCTTTCTCGCCCATGCAGCAGCAGAGTATGCAATCTACTGGCAACGCAGCAAGCGCCTTTGGATTGGCCCCACAAGGCTTTGACGCTATGGCAGGAATGCCACAAGCACAGACCTTCGCAGGCGGCTTACAAGGATACTCAAGCGCACCACTTTACGAGCAGTCACTAGACAAGCTATTTGCTAATGCTCCAGCGCAATATAATGCCATGAACAATATGTTTATCGACCCATTTACAGGCGCTCGTCCTCAAGGTAATTATGCGGCATCGCCTACACAGGTAAGCCAGATGTCTTCTGGTGGCGGTGGCGGTGGTAGTGTTGGCGGTTCTACTGGCCCTGTTGGTGGCGCTTTTGGCCCTGATGGCAATAACGATGGTGAGTATTTTGGCGTAAACAGTCAATACAACCCCTATAAATATTCAACCCCAACGGAAGATATTAGCGGTGACGGCGTTATTGATTACCGAGATATGAGTTTTGGTGAAGCTGGACGAAGAGATGTAGGTTTTGGTGAAAACTTAGTTAATTTTATTAAGAGTGCTTCAGGCATTGGGGCTATTGGAAGCGCCATTGATTATGGTCAGGGTTTAGCTGACGGGTTTACTCCAAGCCCATTTGATAATGGTTTATTTTCGCAAACTAGCGGCCCATCAATGACTCCAGCAGAGTCTATGCGTATCGTTAATGAGAATGCTGATAGGTATGAGCGTTTAAGCAATGACCGTGGATTTAACCCAAATTCATTAGGTAGTATTGGCAGCGGCATAAGCGATGAAATGTTGCGGGATGATACTTATGAAAACTTTGCCCGAGCAGTGCCTTTTAATGGCCCACAGCCAGCTATGGGAGGGCTAATGGGTTATGAGTATGGCAATGGTCAGGCTCAAGCACAAGCTCAAGCTCAAGCTAGGCAAGCAGCAGATCAATTAGCGGCGCAGCAGGCACAAGCAAGAGCAGCAGCAGATCAATTAGCGCAGCAGCAGGCTATACAAGTAGCAATTGCAGAAAAAGATTTAGCAGATCAGGCAGCACAACGCATGGCTGTAGATCAAGCTAATCAACTAGCTCATGAGAAAGCAATGGCAGCAGCGCAGGCTAACCAAGCTACAGTAGCGCGGGCCGCTCAAGTGGCTAGGGAAAGGGCAGCTAGAAGCACAGTTAACTCAGGCGGTGGCGGTAATAATAACTCAGGCGGCAGCACATATAGCGGTGGCGGTAAAGCAGCGTCTTCTGGTTATGGCGGCATTTCTGGCGGCGGCGGTAAATAAGCCACTAATTTAAGTATAAGGAATAAGATTATGGCAGGCTCACCACAAGGCGGCTTTAACGTCAATCAAGCAGCAGCAGGCGGCATACAGCAGGCGGGAATGGGCGCGGCACAGGGTATGAATTATCGCCCTATGGCAATTAATGCGCCTACTCAAGCAGGCTTGCAACAATACACTAACCCCTATGAAAACCAAGTGGTTAACCAATCACTCGAAGACATAGAACGTTCACGGCTAATGCAACAGAACGTAGGTGGCGCACAAGCTGGTGCAGCTAACGCATTCGGTGGTTCAAGGCATGGTATTGCAGAAGCAGAAACTAACCGAGCCTTTGCAGACCAATCAGCGCGTACAGCGTCTGGCTTGCGTATGTCAGGGTATCAGAATGCTCAAGACATGGAACGTCAGGCCCAGATGCAAAACCAGCAAGCGGGCTTGTCAGGCGCACAGCAGCGTCTCTCAGCAGGGCAGCAGTTGGGTAGCTTATCTAACTTAGGCTTTGGTATGGGGCAGCAAATTCAAGGCCGCATGGATCAGCAAGGCGCAATGCAACAGGCACTTAACCAGCAGTTGATTAACGCAGGCAAGCAGCAGTACGCAGGCTATACTGGCGCACCAGCACAATCATTGCAGTATTTGCTACAGGCAGTAGGTGGCGCACCATCTTCACAGCAGCAGAGTGAGACTTATGATGCGGGCTTGTTTGACTACCTTACGCTTGGTGCTAAGACTTATGCTGGTTTAAAAGGGTAAGGAATTATAATGGGCTTATTAGATAACATCGGAAAAAAGCTATCCTCAATGTCAGATGATGACAAACGAGGCATGGCTTTAAACTTGGCTTCTGGCTTTGCAGGCATGAGTGGCAACCCCAATACTAATAGTATTATGGCTGGTATTGAAGGTCAGAAGGCGGCTTTAGCGTCTAGGCGTGAGAAGGCTACTGCTAGTGATAAGCTAACTGCTCAGACTGCACAAGCCTTAAAGTTGATAAGCACTACGTATCCAGATATAGCTCAAGCTATACAGGGTGGCTTTATGTCACCTAAAGAGGGTATGAAGGAAGTTATGCGGCGCAGAAATGAGCCAGAAAAGGAGCGTAAGATAGTTAAAGGCGCTGATAATTACAACTATTACGCAGATGATCAGTCAAGGGTTTTAGGTGGCGTTACAGTCGCGCCAATAGATAGCAGAACTGCACAGCAGAAGGATTATGAATATTGGATTGATAAAGGTTTGACTGAAGCTCAGGCACAAACACAAGTCAGGTCTGGTACTAATATCAGCCTTGGTGAGAAAGGCTTCCTTAAAGGCATGGGTACAGGCGGCTCAGATATTCTAAACATTAAACAGGCACAAGCGACTGGAGCAGTTAACTCCATAAACACTATTAATTCCATTAGACCTTTATTAGAAAGTGGTGTATTTGCAGGCCCATTAGCAGAAAATCAAATGATGGTTACTCGTTTGGCTAGTAAGTTTGGCATTAAAGGCGGTGATAGCGCTGAGGTTCTTGCTAATACTACAGCCGCAATGCAGAAATTGGCTAATTTAGAGTTAACGGCAGCAGCAAGCATGAAAGGTCAAGGACAAATCTCAGACAATGAGCGTAGGCTTATTAAAAGGGCTTCTGGTGGCGACTTGATGGCTATGACTTCTGGTGAAGTAAGTATGCTTTTAGATGGCCTTGATAAGTTAGCTAGACAACGTATTGATGAGTATGGCGACTACATGGGTAAAGTATCTGAAATAGATGGCGCAGCTCAATTCATGCCTCTCTACGAAGTTAATGCACCAAGCCCTTATACTCCTAGCCTACCTGCTGGAGTTACGGTAAAGAGGATACCTTAATGCCTACATATCAGATTGATATACCTAATCAAGGGACTTTTGAGGTTTCTTCTGACGTTGAACTAAGTGAAGCTGATGTTTATAAACATGCTTTATCTCAGATTGACCAAGAGAAACCTAGTGAAGGTTTGTCTGCTGGCGATGTTGCCTATGGTGCAGTGACCAATATGCCATCATCATTGGCTGGTGTGGCTAGTGATATATTTACAGCTATAACTAACCCATTAGATACCGCTTACGGCTTAGGCTCCTTAGTTACTGGAGCTGTGCAAAGTGCAGGCGTAAAGGCTGGTGAAGCTATTATGCCAGAGGGTAAAACTAAAGAAGAAGTTCTTGGCTGGATGAAGCAGGGCGAGAAGAATACAGATATGGCTGGTGTTGTTGCTGACTATTACGCAAAGCGTTACGGCTCAATGGAGGGTTTTAAGCAAGCGGTTGCAACTGACCCAGCTAGCGTTATGGCTGACGCCTCTACAGTGCTTACAGGCGGTGCTGGACTTGCAACAAAGCTTGGTGTACCTGCTAAAGCCACTCAGGCGCTAAAGACGGCAGGAACGTATATAGACCCAGTAATGCTGGCAGCAAAAGGCACATCAAAGAGTGCGGATCTAGCATACAAAGGTTCTGGATTGGCAGCAAAGCAATCGCTAGGAATGACTACTGGAGCAGGCTCAGAGGCAATAGGTCAAGCGTATAAGTCAGGAGTTGAGGGTGGCACTTCTGGTGAAAAGTTCAGAGGAAGTATGCGTGGCGCTGTTCCTATTGACGAGATTGTAGATATAGCAAAAGAAGACTTATTGAGAATGAAAATCAATAAGAATAATCAGTATAAAAAGAACCTAGATGAACTAGGAGCTAGCGATGTTATTTTATCGTTTGATGGTGTTGATAAAGCTCTAAATAAAGCTGAAAATATTGTTGCCTTTAAGGGTCAGGTAACTAATAAAAGGGGTTATGAAGCGGTGTCAGCAGCTAAGGATATGGTTTCTGAGTGGAAGACTTTAGAACCTACCGAGTTCCATACACCAATAGGCATTGATAACCTAAAGCAAAAAATTGACTCTATTATAGATGATATACCATTTGAGCAAAAACAAGCTAGATTTGCAGTCACAGAGATTAAAACTGCGATTGATAAAGAGATAAAGTCTCAAGCTAAGGGTTATGCTAAAATGATGTCTGAGTATTCAAGCTCGGCTAAGTTGATAAAAGAGATAGAGCGAGCATTATCCTTGGGAGATAAGGCTGCTGCTGATACAAGCATAAGAAAGCTGCAATCTCTTATGCGAAATAACGCAAGCACTAACTACGGTAAGCGTTTAGATTTGGCGAAAACATTAGAGCAGGAAGGTGGAGGTCAGTTTATGCCTTTAGCTGCTGGACAAGCTTTGCAAGATTGGTCGCCTAGAGGTATTCAGCGCGGAGTAGCTCCGCTAGCTGGTTTGGGTGCGTATAATCTAGGTGGATTACCAGCAGCGGCTGCTATGGCCTCTGCATCATCGCCTAGATTAGTTGGTGAATTAGCACATGCTACAGGTAGAGCCGCAGGTGGCATGAGTAGGGCAACACAGGGGTTACTTGGCATGTTGCCAAATGCGGATTATGGTATGATGCTTAATGCAGCTTATCAGTCACAGCAGCCAAAGGAACAATAGGAATACACGATGCCACACATGGAAAAAGAAGAAATTCAGAGCGCAATCAAGACAGCGATACAAGATGCTATTGACTATGTTGATAGTGACATTGCAGGGCAGCGTGAACGCGCTCAGAGCTACTTTGATGGCAATGTTGACCTAGAGCATGAGGAAGGTCGATCTAAGGTTGTATCCACTAAAGTACGTGATGTCGTACGTGGTGCGAAGCCCAGCCTAATGCGGATCTTTATGGCGAATAACAAGTTTGTGGAATTTACCCCAAAAGGCCCAGAAGACGTAGACAGTGCTGAACAGGCTACCGCTTACTGTCATTGGGTATTTAACAAGGTTGGTGGTTATAACGTACTATCTAACGCAATCCATGACTCCCTAGTAAAGAAGGTTGGTCTGGTTAAGGTATGGTGGAATACAGAAACCATTGCCAAAACGTACAGCTATGAAAACCTATCTGATGATGAAGTTCAGGTATTGGTTAGCAAAGACGGCGTAGAAGTTACCGAACATCTGCAAGAAATTGAAATGGAGATGGACGAGTTTGGGCTTGATGTTGAGCGTAACGTGCATAGCATGGTTATTTCTCACAAGTACGAAGAAGGTGAAATGGTGGTTGAAGGTATCCCACCTGAAGAGTTTTTTATTGATGGTACAGCTAAGTCTATTGATGATGCGTACATTGTTTGTCACCGTAGAGAGGTTCGTGCTGGTGACATTGTAGCAATGGGCATTGACCAAGATGTAGTGGATCAGCTAGATGGATCAGATGAAGATTCCCTAATTGGTAATATAGAAAAAATACAACGCTTTGGCCCATCAATGCAAGACGATGGCGAAGTAGACAACGATCCATCAATGCGCTTAGTTATCCTAACAGAAGCTTACATGCGCTTAGACGTTGAGGGCGATGGCATCCCTACGTTACACAAGTTTCTTTGTGGTGGTACTAGCTACGAAGTATTGGAAATGGAAGCATGGGATAAAACACCTTTTGCTGACTTCCAAGTTGACCCAGAACCACACGCATTCTACGGACGCTCATTGGCTGAACTGGTATTGAATGACCAAGACACCACTACTAGCGTACTAAGGGGAATCCTCGACAACGTTGCCTTGACCAACTCACCACGCCTAGAAGTTTTAGAAGACATGGTGAACATGGACGATGTGATGAATAACGAAATCGGCGCTGTGGTTCGATCTGAGCAAATTGGTTCGGTTCAGACTTTAGCGGTTCCGTTCATTGCAGGATCTACCCTACCCGCATTGCAATACTTAGACATGCTAGTAGAAGAGAAAACTGGTATTAGTAAGATGTCTATGGGCGTTAATGCTGACATGCTACAGAATACATCTGCTACAGCAGCGGCATTGACTGCACAAGCAGGCGCAGGACAGGTTGAAGTAATGGCCCGTAACCTCGCAGAAGGTGCTAAACGATTATTCCAGCTAATGCTACACGTTGCCATTAAAAACTCACCAGACGAGCAGATGATGCGCCTGAACGGTAAGTTTGTACCTATTGACCCATCAGTGTGGGACATCTCAATGGATATGGAAATTAACGTTGGTTTAGGCACTGGTCAGGAAGATGCCAAGGCAACAGCGTTAATGCAAACGTTCCAGACTCAGCAGCAGATTTGGCAGACTTATGGCCCTAAAAACGGCTTAGTCAGTATGACTCAGATGCGTAATACCCTAGCAGATACTTTAGCCTTGAGTGGCTTTAAGAATGCTGACCGTTACTACGCACCAATGACCGCTGAAATTGAAGAACAGTTAATGGCTCAGTTGGCAGAAGAGGCCGCACTAGCAGCAGAGCAGGCTGGTCAGCAGGGCGACCCAATGGCACAGGCACTTATTGAAGCTGAACAGATCAAAGCGCAGGCAAGTATGCAGGGCCAGCAGATGAAGATGCAGGGTAAGATGCAAGCTGACCAGATCAAGATGCAAGCTGATATGCAAGTTAAGGCCGCACAGATGCAGTCTAAACAAGGTACAGAGTTGGCTAACTTGCAGCTTAAATACCGTGAGCTACAGTCATCTGATGACCTAGAGCGTGACCAGATGAATCAGGACTTGCTCATTGAGGCCGCTAAGATTCTAGGCCAGCATGGTACAGCAGTTGATGTTGAGCGTGTCAGGATGATGCAAAATTCACCACGGGATGAAATGGGCAACATGCTATGATAGAAAAGGCACAAGCTGAATATTTACTCAAAGATGATACTTTTAATGAAGTATTTGATATAATCAGACAGGAACAAGTAAAAAAGTTCCTAAAATCTAGTAAATCCGATACGGAAACTAGAGAAGATGCTTATGCAATGACGCAGGCATTAAACCAGTTTGAGAATATCCTCCAAAGTGCAATTACTGACGAGGTTATGAAAGACAAACGCAAAAAATAGGATAGCACCGTGGAAACGACTACCCCAGTTAGCATTGAAAGTGCAGCAGAAGCGTTGATGGCTCCAGTGGAGTCAGAAGCAACCGAAACAGAATCAGCAGAAACCGAAGTGGTGGAAGTTGAAGAAGAAGAGGTTGATCAAGAAGAATCAGACTCAGAAGATGATGATGCAGAATATGCTGAATCAGATGATGATGATGACGAAGAAGAATATGACGAGTCGGACGAAGAGCAAGCCGATCAAAGTGGGCCTGAAACCTATGCCATTAAAGTTGATGGTAAAGATGTATCAGTAACCCTAGATGATCTAAAGCAGAGTTTCTCTGGACAAAAATATATTCAACAAGGGATGAAGCAGGCGGCAGAGCAGCGCAAGCAAGCGGAAGAGGCTTACAATGGCCTTAACCAACAGCGTGAGCAGCTTAACCAGCTTATGCAGCAAATCGGTACGCAGGGCGTTATTACTCAACCAACTCCACCAACAAGGGAACTGCTTAACGCAGATCCGCTTGGGTATATAGAAGCTGACGCTAACTATCGGGAACAGATGGCAGAGTATCAAGCCCAGCAGCAGCAGATAGGCCAACAAAGTCAAGCAGCGCAGCAAGCGCAAGGACAGGCTCACAAAGCCCACTTGCAGGAGCAGATGACAGAACTACAACGAGCTATTCCAGACTTTGGTGATGCTAAAAAAGCACCCAAGATGAAGGAGAGGCTAGTTAAGCAGGGTATAACCGAAGGATACAGTGCCGAAGAAATCGGTGGGATTGTAGATCATCGGGCCATGAAAGTTCTGCATAAAGCAATGCTATACGATCAGATGGTTTCTGGGGGCAGTGATGTACAAGCTAAACTCAAGAAAGCTAGACCGTTGATGAAGTCAGGCTCTAAGAAGCTACCCGATTCTGCTGGTAAAAAGCAGCGCCAGCAAATGTCTCAATTGAAAAAGTCAGGCAGCGTAGAAGATGCAGCCTTATTATTGTTTAATAGTTAAACTTTTATTTTAATCATTTAGGAAGAAAT